GACTGACAATCTTATCATGACCGCAAGATTATTAGACGCGTGCGCGCTAAGACGAATTAAAAAGTTTGTGTTCGTGAGCAGTAGTACAGTGTATCCGTTAATGACTCAATCATGCAGTGAGGATGATGCTAATGTGCGAGAATATTATCCGTTATATTCTGGTGTTGGACGAATGAAAAAATATCTTGAAGAACTTTGCGAGTTCTATCGAGAAAAATATGATATGGACGTCCTGATTGTTCGCCCTGCGAACATGTACGGTCCTAATGATAAGTTTCATGGTGGCGGTCATGTTATACCAATGCTTATAAAAAAAGCATTTGAAGAAACAGTTCTTGAAGTTTGGGGGGACGGTAATACCATTCGAGACTTCACATACGTTGATGACATTGCACGTATTATTCTTCGTTTAATCGAAATAGAAAATATTACAGCTCCGATAAACGTGTCATGCTCTGAGCAGTATAGTATTGCACAAGCAGCAAAAATTGTTCAGTCGTTATACAGTCCTGAAAAATTATTAGTGTACTCTCCATCTAAACCGAATGCTATACCGTATCGGGTATTAAACACGAACCGATTAAAAAGTTTGATAGGAGATTACCAGTTCACACTATTAAAGGAAGGATTAGAAAAAACAATACAATGGTACAAAGAGAACTACACGGAAGAGCACCGCTAAGAATAAGCTTTGCTGGTGGTGGAACAGACTTAGAATCTGTGTTTTTAAAACATGGAGGTACAGTAATCAATGCGACTATCGCACAACATACGAATATGACAATCAAGCAACGTGACGACTCGAAGATTTTTGTTAACACCGTTCCTTTAGAAAATGCTGATGTGTTAACTCAAAATATTATTTCTAAAATACTTCCGCCTACAGGCCTGGATATAACATACACGAATGATGTTCCTCCTCGCAGAGGACTTGGTAGTTCTTCAACGTACTCTGTCTTGTTAACCCGCATGATTAATGAATTGTGTGGACGTTCTATTAACGACACAGACGTTGTTGAGCAAGCGTACAATATAGAGTCTGACCTTGGTATTTGTGGCTGGCAGGACCAGTACGCTGTGGCTTTTGGTGGTTTTAATTACATGCAATTTTCTAAAGAGCAAAGACTCGTTTTTCCTTTGCGTATTAAGTATAGCACGATTAGAGAGTTAGAGTCGAGTTTGTTGTTAAGTTTTACTGGAGGAAGTCATGATAGTTATGCTATTAAGAATGTGTATGATGATAGGTCTGTTGGCGAACTAAAATCTCTTGCGAATATGGTTCGTGACGCATTATTGCACGATGACGTTCCTGCTATCGGTCATCTTCTGCATACGGCGTGGGAGGTAAAACAGAGAACGCTATCTAACAATAACATATTTAATGACATATACCGTTATTGGCAAGGACAAGGTGTCACGGGAGGAAAACTTTTAGGAGCTGGAGATGGCGGTTACTTTTTGTTTTTTGTTCCTCCAAACATCAGGTATAAAGTTGAAGAACAAATGAGAGCGAAAGGAAGTGTTGCAGTTCCTATTTATTTTACTGATAAAGGGGTTGAAACGTGGACGCCGAAAAAGGAGAATAATATATAAAATGGGATTTAAAAAGGGAAATACTTTTGGAAAAATTAATGCAAATCGTAAAAGACTAGATGTATCTATAAGAATGAAACAGGATAATCCAATGCAAGATAAAAAGAATATTCAAAAAATGATTAATACTGTTAATAAAAAAATACAAGAAGGATGGGTTCACAAAGGACGATATTGTCCGGGAATGATTGGGACAAATACTGGAAAATCATTTAATGCTTTGCATAGGAAAAAACTGAGTGAATCTAATAAAGGCAAACATATTAATAAGACAAATAATGAAAAAAATGGAAATTGGAAGGGTGATAACGTCAATTATTCGGCATTACATGCGTGGGTTAAAAGAAAATTAGGTAATGTGAATAAATGTTATATATGTTCTGAAAGTAATAAAAAAATTCAGTTGGCAAATATTTCTGGAGAATACAAACGGGATTTGATGGATTGGACTTGTTTATGTCAGTCATGCCATTACAAGTTTGATAGGAAAATTCCATTGCTTTCTAAAGATGATTTAATTGATTTTGAGAATAATATAGTTAACTTATATCTTCATAAAAAGATTCGAAGTCCTATTCATCTATCTGGGGGTAACGAGGCACAGATAATAAAAATTTTTAATTTAATTAATAAGGACGATATTATTTATACAACTTATAGAAGTCATTATGATTCATTATTACATGGTGTTAGCAAAAAGTGGTTGATTAAGTGGATATTAAAAAATAAATCAATACATGTTCATCACAAAAATCCTGATATTTTAAGTTCTGCTATAGTTGGCGGGACAATTCCATTAGCTATTGGGATGGCATTGGGTGTTAAATTAAATGGGAACCAAAGAAGAATATGGTGTATGATTGGGGATATGACTGCGACAACTGGGGTATTTTGGGAGGGGTATAATTATGCATTACGAAATGATTTACCTATAGTTTTCGTTATCTCTGATAATGGATTATCAACAGATACTCCAACAAAATGTGCATGGGGAATGAAAATATCTGATAAGCATTGGTTTGAAGAAAGGCCACTTCCAAAACTAATTTATTATAAATATGAGCGAACCAGACCGCACTACGGATGCGGAAAATTTGTGGAGTTCGACAAATGAAAACATATAAAGAATTACTGATAGATACGATGACGTTACTTGCGAAAGATAAAAGGACGTTATTCATCGGGCAAAGTGTTCTTTTTCCGGGTCACGCGTTATACAATACGATTAAACACTTACCTGAGGGGAAGAGGATTGAGATGCCAGTCTGTGAAGAGTTACAAACTGGTATTTGCACGGGTCTAGCACTTCAAGGGTTTATTCCAGTAAGTATTTATCCGCGTATGGACTTTTTGATATGTGCGACAAACCAGATAGTTAATCACTTAGACAAGATTGAAGAAATGAGCAGTGGCGAGTTCAAGCCAAAGGTTATCATACGAACGGCGATAGGTAGTAATAAACCATTAATGCCGGGGTGCCAACATAATCAGGATTATACAGAAGCACTCGTTAAGATGTTAACGAACGTTGACGTGGTCAAATTAACCAATAAAGAAATGATAATACCAGAATACGAAAAGGCATTAAAGTCTAAACGGTCGACTATCTTGATTGAACTGCCGGAGTTGTATGACAAATGAGAAAAAGAATAGTACACCAATACATGCCTGTTGACATGCATGAAGATTCCAGAAGAAGACTCTCAATATTTTTTAATGGAGACTTTATTGCAAAACAAATAAAAATAATTGAAGTAATAGAAGATGATGCCATTCTCGGAAATCATTACCATACGTACGACGAAGCATTTTATGTAGTTAAGGGCTGTGCAAACTATGACGTGTATGATTTAAAGACTAAAAAATATGCAAATTTTGTTTTGGTGCGCGGAGAATCATTGTTTATTAAAGCGCACACTGCGCATCGGGCTACTTTTAATAGAGGAACGATAATGGTAGAAGCAACGTCAGAGAAACACACAAAAGAAAAGACGAGGAAATGGGATAAATGGCAAAAAATACGATAAGTTTAATTACCGGAATTGGAGGTTTTGTAGCATCACACCTTGCTCGTTACCTTCTTGAACAAGGAGAAGAAGTTTATGGAACGTACCGGTGGAACGAAGACCTTTCACGAATCAAAGACATCAAAGATAAAATTCATATGATTCCAATGGATTTATTAGATATGAAAAGCTGTATAAAAGCAATCAGGATTGCAAATCCGAATTATATTTTTCACCTTGCCGCACAATCATACGTATCCGATAGTTTTGAATACCCAGAAGTAACTATACAAACAAATATGATTGGAACCTATCATATATTAGAAGCCGTGAGAGGATTAAAGGACGTAGCAAGATACATGAATTCCGCGTCAACCTTCAACCCAGTGATTCATGTTTGTAGTAGCAGCGAAGTATATGGTCAGGTTACTCCTGACGAAGTTCCTATCAAAGAAACGAACCAGTTCAGACCGGCGAATCCATATGCGGTGAGTAAAGTTGGAGCTGATATGATTGCTTATCAGTATTGGACGTCTTTTGGTTTAAAAATAATCAGGACGCGCATGTTTACTCACGTAGGTGATGGGAGAACAATGGATAGTGCTGAAAATGCTTTTGCAAAACAAATAGTTAGAATTGAATTAGGATTGCAATCTCCTGTTGTTTATCATGGAAACTTAAATAGTGTAAGAACATGGGCAGATGTACGAGATGCAGTAGAAGCTTATCATGTACTTGTTCGCAAATGTACTCCAGGAGAAGTTTATAATATAGGAGGGACCACAACAAAAACTATTGGGGAGATGCTTGATTATTTAATATCTATAAGTACTTGTAAAAAAATTACTAAAAAATTAAATACCGAATTATTACGTCCGTCAGATGTTACTCTTCAGATTCCTGATTGTTCAAAATTTATTAAACAAACAGGATGGGCACCTAAATATACTTTTGAAGAAACAATAAGCAGTATTCTTAATGGTTGGAGAAGGAGGGAGAACGTATGAAAAGAATCCTGGTGACCGGCGCTTCTGGTATGATAGGACAAGAACTCATTGAATTATTGACGAAAAGAAAAAACGATATTATCATACATGGCGATATAAAAAATGGTGATGACCTAACGGACTTTCAAACATGTATGAACTTGTGTGAAGGTGTTGATGAATGTTACTCATTGATTGGTATAAAGGGGTCGCCGAAGATGACAAAAGAAAGACCGGTCGACTTTATGGTTCCAATGTTACGATTTGACACGAATATGATTTATGCAGCACAACTTCAAGGTGTGAAGAAGTTCTTATATACGTCTAGTATTGCTGTAGAAAATCCTAAGACGGACATGTACCCTGCATGGGCGAAGATGACGGCAGAAAAATTGATAGAGGCAATGCGTGTACAATTTACTAAAGGGACAAAATATTGTGTCGTGCGCCCTGCTAATGTGTACGGTCGTTTTGATAATTTTGATAATCCTAATGCTATGGTCATAACTTCTCTTTTTAAAAAATCATTAACACAACCGTGTATTGAAGTGTGGGGTGATGGCTCTCAAGTTCGAGACTTCATTCACGCTAAAGACGTTGCTCGTGGTATGATAGAGACGATGCGGAAGATGCCTGAATATCCTATTAATTTGTGTAGTGGCAAAGGAGTTTCAATAAAAAGTGTTGCTTCTATCATTGCAGGATTATCCAACAAAAAAATACGTTTCGTTGGAAAGGCAGTTGGTGATAAGCGACGTGTGATGAGAACAAACGGGTTCAAACCACAGATAAGCATTCATGATGGATTAAAGGAAGTGTACGAATGGATAAAAGTGAGGTAATGATATAAAATGAAAAAGAAAAACGCTATAGTTATTACGACAATAAACACGCCATTAATATTGGACAATCTTGGCAAGAACCTAGTTAAATACAACCACGAAGATGACACAAGCATTATAATAATCGGCGATAAAAAAACACCAAAAGACATCGTATCATACTGCGAGCGTATTAAGAAAAAATATGGGATAGACATAGAATATTATGGGATTAGCGAACAAAAGAAAACATTCGCCAAACATAGCAAGTTATTAAACTTGTTTCCATACAATCATCCTGACAGAACCATCTTAGGTCATTGTCTAGCGTACATGGACGGGTACGAAAGAACAATAGCGCTAGATGATGACAACTTTCCTGTTGATTGCGATTTTATTGGTCATCATGCCATAACAGGAACGACCTCGACGGTAAGTTTAATCCGTAATGGTCTAGGATGGTTTAACGTGCACTCTGCACTAGATGAGATGAACAAGATACCGTTCTACCCGAGAGGTTACCCGTGGAGTAAAAGGTGTGATAAGGCGAACGAGAAAAGAATGTTTAAGGATAAAAGAAAGGTGATAGTTAATCAAGGACTCGTGCTGGAAGACCCGGACGTTGACGCCATAACCAGACTGTTTCATCCGATAAGGGCAACGTCTATGAACAAAACGTTTAGTGCACAATTCGGATTATTTCCTGGAGTGTGGTCACCGTTCAACTTCCAGAATACATGTCTCGCTAGAGAATTAATCCCGGTTTATTACAGACCTCTTTCTACTAAGAGAAATGCTGACATTTGGACTGCGTACTTGATAAATAGGCTGGCAGAACATTTTGGTGATGTCATAACGTTTGGATACCCGTTGGTTAAGCAGATTAGGAATGAGCATAACTTATGGGATGACTTGGACGTGGAACTAATTAATAATAGAGCGACTGACGATTTTGTTTCTATACTAAGAAGTATCAAAATAAGAGGAGATACCTATTTTGAATTGCTAGGAAGTTTACTGAAACAGAGTAGTATGCACTTAAAAAAAACAAAAACGAGTACTCCAGAGTCTGAAATGATTAAAAATTATTTTAGAGAGTACAAAATCTGGTATGAAATAATAGGAGAGATTGTTCACGATGGCAAATATTAAGAGTGGGATGAAAGACCCGAAGATAAAACTTCTCAGGTATATGGATAGAGTTCAAGGAGTGATGGATAAAAACTTTCTTCCTCCTATCATAGCGGACGTTGACGTAGTTCAAGGTTTATGCAATCTTGATTGTGAATGGTGCTGCCAACGAGTAAGCAGGGAAAATAAGTCTCCCTTGTTCATGACGAAAGAAACCATGGAACAGATGGGACCATTCTGTAAGGAGTGGGGTGTGAAGTCTTGGAGGATAGCCGGAGATTCAGAACCAACATTAAACAAGAATTTATCAGTATTATTACAATCAGGACATGATAACGGTATTGACATGGGATTAATAACGAACGGCACATGCCTTGACACGGTTAATAACTTACAATATCTTACTTGGATTGGAATAAGTTTTGATGCTGCAACTCCTGAGACGTGGAGTAAATTAAAACATTCATCCGAGGCGATGTATTGGAGAATAATAAACAGCATTAAGCATATTCGTAAAAACTATCCGGATGTTGAAATCACACTAAAATTCATAAAATATTCGTCAAATGATGCTATGAATAGGACGGAACAAAAGGCGAAAAAGTTTTATGACGAATTACAAGAGGTTAATAATTATAAGGATGCAGAATTATTACCAAAGTTAGCGGATGAGCTGGAAGTGAATTACCATATTATTGACGCGTTCACTAAAAATCCTAAGTACAAATTTGACGTGTGTAGGGCGACTCCTCTTTATGCAACTTTCGGTGCAGACCACAAATTTTATGTTTGTTGTGATAGAAGGTACGGACCGATTCTTACAGAAGATTATACAAAGGATGATTGGAAAGAACTCACAAGATTATGGGGTTCTGACATGCACAAAAAAATAATTGATAACATACGACCTACTACATGCTTGTTTTGTTCAAAAGAATGGCTGAACACGGTAATGGAAAACGTGATGCTTGACGGAAAGCACTCAAAAGAATATCAAGTGAAGTTCATATAAGATGGAAACAGAATTAGAAAAAATTACTTTCGTATTAGTAGCGCATAATAGTATGCCGCACATACAAGCAACCATTAATAGCTTAGTAGAAAGTACAAGATACCCATTCAAATTAATCATTGTTGAATCAGAGTCTGTTGACGGAACAAAAGAATACGTTGATTATTTATCTAGAATTTCAAACGATATAAGCGTGATACATACTAAAAAGGAGGGAACAATACGGGCGTTTAATATTGGAATAAGAAATGCGGAAAAAGATAATCATATATTTTTGTGCCATGATGACACATATTTTTTTAAATGGTATGCAAAGGATTGGCTACATGAATTTATGAATCTACTTAAAAACGATTCTTCTGTTGGAATAATAATGCCTTTAAGCGGTGGTGGAACTTCCGGTCCTGAGTATATAGACAAATTTGTTTGGGCAGGAACATGGTCTACTCTGATTAGAAAAGAAGCAATTGAAAAATTGGGTAAAGAAATGCTTTTTGATGAAAATTTCGGTAAGGGGTACGGGGACGACATTGATTTAAGTTATAGAATTGTCAAAGAAGGATTTAATATTCTTTCAACGTGGTTTTGGATAGACCATCATAGATTGACAGAACACCACAATAATGACGATATATTGGTGGAAGATGTGAAGAAAAAGAACTCGGAATATTTTAGAAAAAAACATAAACTAGGTGAATTTGCATGAAAAAGATAGCAGTTAATATAGCAACTCGTGATAGGCCAACAGAACTCTCGCTCTTGTTACAAAGTTTGAGAACGCAAACGGTTCAAGATTTTGATGTTTTCATTCTTGAAGATTGTAGCGGAACACCACTGTTTAATTATCATTTTTTAGTCTGTCTTATTAACAAGTTAAAGGATGAAGGGCACATTGTTGATATTGAACGAACGCCGTTTAATTATGGTGTGAGTAAGTCACGACAAGCGTTGGTTGACAAGAGCAAACAGTATGAGTTAATATTGCGTGCTGATGATGATGTCATTCTCGAATCTGATTATATAGAAAGATTGTTAAGCGTGTTGGATGCGGGTTATGACCTGGCGAGCGGGGTTACTCCTTTTATTGGTCAACCGCAAGTTAAAAGGGAGACAAGGTTTATTCATCCTGTCGGAAACAAGGTAGTATTTGACAAGGATGGAAATTTCGTGTATAACGGCGATGATTGTGGAATGCAATATTATGATGACACTATTCTTCCATTGCACCACTTTAGAAGTTGCGCATTATACAAGACGAAAATACATGACGTTATTGATTATAAATCGAGCTTGTCAAAGCATGGTTTTAGGGAAGAACAAATTTTTAGTTTTAAAATGATTCTTGCAGGCTTCAAACTTGGCATGAGTTCTCAAGCAGTAGCATGGCATTTGCTTACTCCGAGTGGTGGTGAACGTTTTAGTAATCAAGGAGATTTGATACGGTTGAACCAGCAAATCTTTGAGGAGTGGACGACGAAGACGTTTAAAGAACACGGCGATTTTATTAAAAAGTATAACGATTTGTTAAGCATTGTTGTTGACAAACCGTCTGATGTTGAGTGCATGAAAGAGTCAAATTTGGCAAAGGTGAGAGTATGAAGGAACTTAAAACGCTTGCTGACATAAATCATATGTGTTGTTGTGGAAATTCTCCCCAGCATGATATGGCTATTCGTGATGATTTACGTGCCGAAGCGATTAAAGATATAAAACATATTAGAGAAACACATTTTGTTCCATGTAGGGGTGTCAAAGGGTCGACATGGTGCATGCCTGTGGGCAACGGTCTTGGAGAAGATACTGAAGCTATGTGGGCTGTGGTAGAATATATTGCTTGGAAGTTTAATATTTCTGAGGAGGACTTAAGATGAAAATTAATGTTATTGGACAAATATTTGGAACCAGCGGGTACGCATCACACACTAAACAACTAGCAAGAGCATTATATGATATTGCTGACGTAAAACTTTCTTCTCAAATACCCGGCGGGTTTGAGAAAGAGTTAAGCGATGAGGAGTTATTAATGCTCAAAAAACCAGATGGTAAAGACAGGATTAACATTATTATTGGTTTTCCTCATTCGTGGTCTCAATTTTGTGATAGGGAGAATAATGTTGGGTTTCTAATTTGGGAGGGTGATAGGATACCGAAGGATTGGATGGATTGTTGTGCGAATCTGATGATTAAGCAAGTGTGGGTTCCTAGCGTTCACACGAAGGATGCTATTCTTGAAACGTTGAAGGATTATCCTAATACGAGCGCGGTTGTTGTTCCGAAGATTCGTATTGTTCCTCATGGTGTTAATCTTGACCTTTTTTATCCTGTAGAAAAGCCTGGCATGCCAATAACGTTCGTTTGTAATAAGGGGTTCAGAAACGTTGAAGACCGAGGTGGCATACAATACGCCATACAGGCGTTTTTGAACGAGTTCCCAGAAGGTCAAGGAAAACTATTAATCAAACTAAATAGTGCGTATAGCATTGATTTAGGAGGCTTTAATGCCATTATGAGCCAGTTGGGCGTTAAGAGTAGGTCGGATGTCATACTAAACACCCAAAATATAGACTATAAATCCATGAACTTACTCTACGCACAAGGACACATCCTACTAAATCCCGTACGGGCAGAAGCATTCAGTATTCCATGCGCGGAAGCAATGGCGTGCGGGCTTCCAGTAATAACGACGAATTATGGTGGACAAACAGACTTCGTAACAAACGAGAACGGATGGCTAGTAGATTACGACCTTGAAGAAGTAAAACATGAGATAATGTACGAGGGAGTAAGATGGGCAACACCACAACTCGCATCATTACAAAAAGCAATGCGGGAAGCTGCGGACAATTATGAACTGCGAAAAAAGAAGTCAGAACAAGCAATAAAAGACATTCAAGAGTGGACGTGGAAGAAGTCCGCAGAAAAAGCGGTCAATTTCTTGAACGAAATTATTGCTTAATTTAACGCTTCCAATCTTGTCGTTTGCAACTACGACAATACTCATGATTGTCATTGTCATCATAAAATAAGCGATTACAACAACGACACGGTTTATGTTCTGGCATTATTCATTTTTAAGAGTCAGGAACTCTCGACCACTTAGCAGTAAAGTCTTGTAATTTTCCATTCCTTATTTCTAAGTCAACAAAATAGCAACCTCGTTGACCGCGCAAACCTCGACGTTCTGTAAAGTCATTCGGCCTTTGAAAATTACCAGGATGCACAACCTCAACACCATACTCAGAATAATTCAAGTGCGTGTGGAAGTGCCCTATTTGTAATATTTGCAAAGGATGGTCTTCTCCACCAATAGGAACAGTAAGTCCTCCCTGACCAAGCACATTTCTCAAGTATACTTGTCCAGGATAACTCACCGCATATGCACTGCCGCCAGCACCATGCAATAATCGCATTGCAATACCGCCTAATAATATATCAGCTCTGATAGTGCCAAGATATTTAAATTTCTTTCCTGCTTCTGTCATTTGTTTTGCTAATAATTTTGTAGGATTAATACTACCTTGTTCTTCCCATGAATTTCCCGTAAAGCATATTTTTCCTCTATGTCTGACCATGAAGTTGTGGTTTTTTATTTGAATACACCACGTTGGTTCGTGATTAGTGTTTTCTTTTACATGTGACTTTCTTATGAGTCCTATTGTTCTTTGACAAATATTCAGACGATAATCTCCTCTCTTGCTTTTGGTAACGGTCGCTCTATATCCAAATAAGTGACAAAAAGTTTGCACGCTTTCTAAAAATGATTCTTTCCCATATAATATTCTTGCTGTTTTATTTTTGTATTTGCTACCATCTCCAAGTATTAATTCTTCTAGGAACATGTCGAATTGTCTTTTGCTCAAGAAAAGCAACCAATTCGGAACTTCTTTTGATGGAAGTAATCTTTTTAATTCTTTAATATCTGCTGCCGACATACTAAAAACGCACGAGGTTTGCTGTTTTAAAATGTTTTTTCCAAGTATTGATAGATTTCTTTTGCTTCTATCTCTCCAAGATAAACAATATTTTAGGTTAGACTTTTCGAGGAGGTTTTTTATTCTCAAAATCATCTCTTTTTTACTTTGATAGATTCTGTAACGTACATAATTTCCTATTCTTTCACAAGAACCGTCTGTAAGAATCCAAGCAACGAGTTTCAATAATTCATCAGATATCGGATAATCTTTATTTTGTAGAATTGTCGATACCGGAACACGCACATCGGCTTTGTTTAAAGAACCAATTGTTCTGAATTTCAATTTTCCAGAGTCTTGAGTCAAGAAGGGCGTTTTGTGATTTGCAGTACAACACAAACTCATTCCTCGTCCAGAAACAAGGAAAGTCTTGCTATTTGGAAATCTGATTATTTTTTCTATCTTTTCGAAAGACGAATTCAGGTTTTTATCTAAAGTAATGGTAGAATCTTCTGTTGTTAAAGAATGAATTGTTTTCCAACCAGTTAATGTAAATATTTCTGTATCTTCACTAATGCAGTAATCATGATTTCCACCAATAGCTTTGTAATGTAAATCGTAATCTTTGAAAATATTAAGACTTAGTTCAACTTGGTCTTCAAGTGTCCAAGCTAATAAATTATTATTTTGTCCTTTGTATACTTTGTTACCATCATGAATGTCACCACTAATATAAATATGTTCATAACCATCTTTTACAGCTTGTGAAAGTTTATCACGAAGTCCTTTTTCATCAAATTGTCTGCAACCAATATGCATATCAGAAAACATGCCAAATTTTAGTTCTTGCAATTTCTTATTTTGTGGACTAATAACATAATTACTCTCAGCATCATCGTGCAATCTAATATAGTACCCAAAGTTCTTGCCTTTTCCAATCTTGTGCAAGTCATAATTAAAATGTAATGCGTCTAATACCTTGCGCACTTCAGAAAGTTCTATTTTTAAATACGCAGCAATCTCTGATGTTGTCATTACTTCCCTACGAAGTCGTTTTATCAAATTTTCGTTCGTCATTAAATGCTTCCATAATTACAAAATAAAAATATTGCTATGATAAACATCATAGCAATATAAATGCTCTGATGATTTCACTTTAGTGCTCTTCGCAAACCAAAAGCTACAAGCGGAATTCCAAGCAATCCTGCAATAACAGAAATAAAAGCGAGAGCTCCTGTCACTCCAAGTGCTTCGAGTCCTCCACCTATGAAGAGCAAGAACGCCCCCCAAAAAGTCATTGACGTATACCATTTCTTATTCATTTTATTCATCCTCCAATTTTGTTTTTCACTTCAAACTGTTCTGTCCTCCATGTTGTTCTGATTGTTCGTATTGGATTTATCTTGTATTCTGCATTTGTGAGTAAGTAATACGTTCCTGCAGGTAGTGAATCAGGAATTTTAACAACGTGATATTCTGTTGTTGCGCAGCCTTTTGGAAAGATTGCGCCTATCACTATGGTTTCATAGTATATAGTATCTACGAACATACGAGTAAATTTTGGACTGATATCTTCGTACTTGCAATAACTAAAGTTCACAATGACATCATCGCCAGGATAAAGTATTTTGTTTAGTACTTGTACGTTATCCTTGTTATCCACCGCAGTCACTGTGACAGGATAAAAGAGCAAGTAACCAACATAAAGAAAGAATACGAGTAATAATCCAAAAAACATTAGTGGAATGATTTTGTTATTCATCGTTGTACCACCAAATAAACAAGTGCAGTAATGACGAGTGTCATGATGATTGCCACAAGACCGTATGCTATTTTCTTTACAGGGTCGAACTCTTCTTTACGTACAAAACCTGCATTAATTGAACCTTCGAGCTTGTTTACTGTGTTTTTGACTTCCTGTATTTCCGAAGAAATATAGTCTATCTTTGTCTCCAGTATTCCTATGTCACTTCTTTTTTTCATTATGTCACCATCCAAGCTTCAATAAGATTCTTCTTTAAAAGATTATACGATATCCAGCCATAACCAGTATTTCCCCAGCGTTCTCCCCAACTGTTTACAAACTTTATAGCGCCAAGAGTGCCATCAGGGTTTTTGTGCTCGTCATTAAATCCTATAGCACAAATTGCATGACCACCAGTCTGTATTCCTTTTCCTGTCACGTTTCCCGACTTGCCTGTTGTAATAATGCTGTCATGAACAAATATTCCAATAATACAATTCAAATCTGCAATTGACTGTTTTATTGAGTCCAAATTCCAGCATCGCCTGTACTTGCCTATCTTAAAAAACTTTGCGAAACTATAAGCGAACAATGAAGGTTTCTTATTGTACTTGTTAGAATCATACCTGCACAGCTTCTCAGGACTCACTCCCATTTTTTGGCAAACCTTCGCGCCATCTCTCAAGAACTGACCACTATCTTCAGGAAATGTATTCATGTAATCTTCATCCCTAACAACATAATAATGAAAAAGCTCACTTAAAGGAACTACCGATTTTGCCTCTTTCTTTTTCATACGCATCTCCAAAGCCGTAGCGAACGCGTGACTTCCACAACTCCCAATACGACCTTGTTGTTTTACAGGGGTGCAATATTGTGAGTGGTCCACGTATTTTGGCATTGGTGGCACGAACGCCGTGCTTACAGAGTAAAGACCATCACGAGCATCATTCGGGCTTGGTTTCAGATTTGTTATGTATCTCTCTTTTCCTGGACGGCGTCTTTTTGTCCTAAATAATTCAAGAATTAGTTGTATGATTTTTATCATTTTTCCATCTTCCCATAAATTCTGCTTATCACTTTTTGGGCAGTCTTTTCAACTGTCTTCTCACTGACATCTCTTCGTACTGTATTCTTAAAATAGATATGTAAGACTTCATGAACAAGAGTTTCCCTGTTATCCTTATAATCATTTTCTGAATTTAAAACTATTCTCTTATTCTCAAAGTCTACAAAACCATACTCGTACCCCGTGTCGCATTCTATCATGTTGTGAAGCACGGTGTATTCTGCGACGACATCTGTTAGTACTCCAGCAAAGTTTTCTATGCATTCATTTATAACGTCGTTAATCGTTCTTCTTTTCATGTGTTTCATCCTCGCTTTCTATTTGGTACCACGTCCACATCTTCATCTCAACGTCCACGTTCTTCCAGTATGTCTTACAGTCTTCTTTATTGTAGCATTCGTCTTTGTTTCCGTAGTTGCTCTCGTGGCAGATGTCAGCATATTCGCATACACTTTCCAAATCACTATCGTCAAGTCTCAATATTATCATTCCTCCTCTTTAATGTATTTATACATAATCAAGTGATTTAAATCGCGCCCCATATGCAAGTACTCCGCCAGATGTTGTAATACCTGACGCGATAAGTTGTGTTGTCATAAACCCAGTATTTTGTGCCACATTTGTAATTGGTACAAACACGCCATTTCCACCAGATATTACATTAGTACCAGAATTTGCTGATATATTTAGTGTAAAAGTAGATGTTTCAGTATTTAATATGCGCGAATAATGTTGCATAGACATACCCGTACTATAATTGCTATCGTTTCTTGTAAAAAAGCGTGGATATACACTTCCCGCGCCAGTTATTGACGAAATATCAAGATTGCGAACATAAGTATTATTTCGCATAATATTCACATTATTTGACCCAATTCGATGTATAAGACACCAACTATTCAAATCTGTTTCGAAATCTCCTTGTTCGTGAATACTAATATTTGATACACCATTTGATAACACAAATTTGGCTTCTTTATTATTACCTATACTGCCATAAACAGCAAAATGAACACTTATCTTTTCGCCAACAGAAAATTCGTGCAATCCTTTTATTGAAATTGAACCGGCATATGCATTTATTATTAATCCAGTAGTCGTTGCTGTTATAGATGATGTGCCAGTACTATATTCAAGTGTCCAATTAGTAGTATTTAATGTTCCCGATGTAAATTCATCATACACATTAAATTTTTCAGCAGTCCATAATGCGCCAATTTGCGCAATTGGAGTTTCCGCAGTTGTCAATATGGAACGCACAGGAACAGTTAATGTTCCCGCCGTATTTCCACGAAGACGATAAAATGGTCCTGTATAACTCAACCCACCATATAAAAAACTTCCAGTAGGAGAAAATGTATTACTTGTAGGCAATGCTATATAACCGTTTCTCGTACCGCTGGCATCATATAATAATGCTCTATCATTTAATCGTATCGTTTCAATATTATCAGCAACTAAATAACTTCCCGGCAAAATTGTTCCATCATTATATATTATAAATGTCATATTATTTTTCCTCCTCTACCACAATCCTGAAGGACTTATCCTATTAGTAATTTGTATTTGTAATTCATTAGTACCATCAAAATTTACACCAGGAAAGCCCACAATATTCCACGGTTTCGTTGTTGTAGTATTTGCTGTTGTCGTGTATACATTATCAAAATAAATATGAAATAATCCACTATCAGGCACGTTTGGCCCACTAATGCCAACGAACATTAATTTTAAGTCAGCACTACCAGTGAATCCTTGCAAATCAAAATATTTCGAACCGGCAAGAGTCGTGCCGCTTCCAGCATACATACTACCAAGTTGACTACCGCCAACCCAGCATTCACCCTGAAAACATTTATCTGCCTGGAATAATTGATAATCAAAATATAGTCCATAAGTGCTTGTCGTATCAAATTTAGTACTCAAAAATGCACTGCCACCACTAGCAAATATAGCACTTACACCACTAAACCATTTTATTTGAAAACTACTGTCACCTTGCGTGCTAAAACTTCCTGTTGGAACTTTTAATCCACTGAAAAAGTTTGTTCCTGTAGTGAATGCCCAATCAGTACCACTCACTATAGTAGTCTCAAAACTATAATTTGCAAACTTTGCAGTATTCACACTTGATACTGCACCACTAATAAAAAGTCCAAATTCTGTGAGTCGAATACCATTTAATTCTACACTGCCCCAGTCAGCAGTGAATTCTACCTCCTGACTTGACGCGCCACTAATAGCAGAGCATAATTTTCTGTCTACTTCAAATATGAGTCCACTTCTGTATGGTGTTGCTGTCCCACTACCTGTTCCTATTGCAATGTATTGCGGTCGAGTTCCACTTCCAACCATGAGTAATGCAAGACCACTCGCGCCATAAGTTGTTGTTGTCAAGGTACATTTCCTCCCACAAATCTCTGTCTGTGAATATCTACGTCTATATGACAATGAGAACATAATGTTATACCAGTATTTATATTCCATAATTCTTGACATAATAACGCATCCTCGATACATTGTATATTGTACTTACTAATAATTTTATTTATTGGAATTCTATGATGAACTTCTAAATAACATTTTTGTTTAAAACACTTTTGACACATATACTTATCTCTTTTGAACACATCTGACCTCCACAATCTATATTCGAATGAATGTCTAATTGTTTCCATAAGAGAGGTTATTCCCCCCTTCCAATTAACATTTTTCTCCTTCGTAAATGCCAAATATTTTTTTCCTTTATTCCAAGCAATTTTTCCTTTATTGGCAATAGATATTTTCGTTCTTGTTTCAAAAGAGTGTTTTCTTCCCTGTCTTAATTTATGACCTTTTTTAAATTCAGTATTCGGTGATGAATGTGTTCTTTTCTTAAATTCTCCTGAAGGATTTAAACGAACGTGCAATCCTTTATTCCATGGTATATGTCCTTTTGTAAAAATACTCTTATTTTTTATAGTTACCATGTTCCACCACTCCTATCAATTATAATTTTTCTATGGTCGCCGAGTAATGGCTGAATACTCCCAGCAACATAAGGATACGTGACAGAGCCTGTTCGTTCTTCAAAACTCGCCCACAATCGCAGTCCAGAAGTTATTGTGAATCCAGAATAAATGCTTCCTATTTCTGAATCTGAAAGAGTTCTGTTATAAATTCTTACATCGTCAAGAATGCCATAAAAAACGTTCGTATTTATTGCTCGCCTTCCTATACTGATACCATTCGTATTAGTCCAATCGCCAGTCGCACCCATAGTCTTACTTCCTAATGCTATGCCGTCAAGATAAAAGTTTGCTTGTGTTGGATTGTACGCGCAAACGATATGATGCCAAGCATCTTGAGAAAAACTTCCAAGTGATTGTGTATTATTTGTAGCGCCATTAGCTACAAAGAAATTTATGCCACTATTCACAAATAATGCATACGCACGATTGTTACCGTCAGGGTTCTTCGCGACAATATAACCTGGCGAACCAGTATTCGTACTATTCAACCATGCAGTAATCGTGAAAGGCTGACCACTATTAAAATTTACTTGACTACTAATGTTCGTAAAGATGCCATCGCCTAATGTTGTCATCTTAATAGCTGATGTTCCGTGCATATAACTTCCCGTTTCAGTAGTGAATGTCGCGCCACTAATTAAGATGCCGCTGCCAGCAAGAATATCGCCCATCACCCCGTTTTGTAAGTGACCAAGAACAAAACTTTGACCTATCTGATTATTGTACACAATCCAATTTTTTTCTGTATTAACAAGTTTTCCACTATCAACGCTTAAACGACTAATAATGTCTGTTTGAATATCTCCGGCTTGTAATTTGCGAATGTCAAGAATAATATTTTTTATCGTATCAGTTATCGTTCCAATTTTTTTATTCAAACTCACTGATACAACATTTTCTGATTGTATCGATTCAGGAGTAAAATCATACGACGTTTCAATAATTTCATATGTTGCATTTAAAATCCCTTTATTTTGCAAATTGACAATAACTGTTTGCCCTGCTTGTAATTTACTAACTCCATTTAATGAAATACGAAAATTTGTTCTTGGAAAGCCGTGCTCTTTTATATAATTCTTTGCAATTAGTGCGGCATGACTCGGGTCTTTAATTCCTTTGTCAACAATCTTTGTCCCAATGGGCCAATATGCCGCAATGCTGTCAGGCTCCTCAGAATATTTTATAATCTGTTTTTGTCGTTGATAATCAACAAGAAAACTGCCAGCAGCTGGAATCCAATTACCAATGTTCGTGCCGCTTAAAAATTCTATTGTTTTATCATAATAACGAACTATGTATTGGGTGCCAGATGGCAATTCGCCAACAAAAGTATCAGCGCCACCAAGATACACAATACCATTTCTTTCAAGTCGCGTATTGTGAGGATTATAACTTAATGTGTATGTGCTGCCGCCTGTCACATTAAATTCTTGCCGTACTCCAGTAAATGTTAAGTCACCATACACCCAAACCTTGTTGAATACTTCTTGGTCAACAGTTTGCTGATAAGCACTTTCAAGAACATTCGTGCTATCAAATGTTAACCCGCTACTAACGCTGCCTTTTTCTTCAAAGTGCAATATTTTTTCTTCATTAACATACATGATAAATCCGGCAAGTTCAGAAAGTTGAATGAGAACATCAAACAAGTTTTGTCCGACAAATACAATCCTATCAAGTGTTCGCCCTGATGTTTGCACTCCAGAAGTAGAAATTGTTGCTGGTGCATACTTTGCCATTAAGTCAAGAACAATAAAACTAATCTCAGCATTATTGTATACTTCAGGTTCTACTGCAGAATCTTTCAATTGTGATGCGTAATCCTGAGCAATAACTCGTATTTCTTGTTGTACAGTACTTGAACTATTTTTTTGTATATTGCGAATTACTCCAGTAAACAGTTTAGTAGTTGGAGGATTAATATTTTTGTCAGAATATATTACAACTTCGTCGCCTATGACAAGGTCGTTATTATGAATACCGTTTTCGTTTGGATAAATAATTTCACACGTACTAAAAGCGTTTGACACACTACTACTAATTGTAATGCTAACACTTATAGCATCATTAGCTGCTATTCCGTTTATTTCTATTTTTTTATAAATTGTCATTGTTACACTCTAACATTTAAATCTTCTTGTAAAGCTTGTGGTAGCCAGGGTGGTCGACCAATAATCCTATAAATTATTGGTATAACAATAGGCTTTAATTCTCGACCGGACAATTTTTCAAACTTTTCTAATTGCCTATCAATTTCATCACCTGTTTCTTTTAATTCATTTTTTGAATCAGTAAGTAATTGTAAATTGTCAGTCATTAATTTATTAACTTCGCCTATTGATAATATTTTTTTTTCATTAGTAGCCCTTGTAATTTCTGCTTCAAGTTCTATTCCAGCCTTTACTGATTCAGTATTGAATTGATAATCAATTAATAAATCGCGTTCTGTTTTTCTCGCATCTTCAATTGCTGTTTTATAATCGTCTAATTTGTCTAGTAATAAATTTACCTCTTTTATTGTTGATGGCGGAACGATTTGTCCTCTATTTAAACTTCTTGCCCAATCTTCACGCGATGTTATTCCAAATCCTTCTTGTAATATGGTTTCTGTTTGTGATTTTCCCGATTCTAATTCAAGAGTTCTTCTTTTCGCTTTATGCATCGCTCTTTTTTGTTCTGGCTCACCAATAAGCATAATTTGAGATGTTGAAAAGTCTGTTAATGCTTGTTCAGCACTTCGTATTGTTTGTGCAACTGATTGATACTTTCTGTCGAGATTTAATATTTCTTGTGCTGTTGTTTGAATTGATTCTCTTACTTCTGGGTCTATTTTAAGACCCGTAGATAACCAAATTTCTTGTTCTTTAAGTCTATCTAATTCTGAAATAAGGTCTTGCGAAAAGGATGTTCCAGTATTTTTTATTTCAGCCTGTAATCGTCGTAAAGAATCCGCATAAGTCTCATTTAATCTAGTAGAAACAGCAACTAATGCCTGATTTTGTTTTTGTATATATGATGATATTGCCGTTGTTTGTTCCATCTTAGTCAATTGTTCTTTTGTTTTGCCTAATGTTTTTGCATATTGTGTATAGACCTCATCTGCATCAATAATTATTCCCAAATTATCAAGAATCATCCTAGACTGTCTGCCTATTCCTATAACCATATCATTGAACGCTTGTGTTGTTTCAATACCCATAACTTTAGCTCTCGCTCTGGCTACTTCCATTAAACCCGGCAAGTCTTCTTCCCGTATTCCTAAAGCGAGAGCTCTCATTGATGCCTGCATTAAATCAATATCTGAAACAGTATATGATGCTGCTGTTCTCAAATCCGTCATCAACGTATTAGCTGTTTTTCCTATCACAAGCTCAAATGTTTGCATAGTTTCTTGTGCTCGTGTTATTGAATTTACGACATTATATAACATTGTTACAGCAACACCAGCAAATAATCCACGAGCCGCTGACATAACAATATTTAATTTTCCAAATGATTGTTTTAACTCATCAACAGATGAAGAAGTCTTTTTAGAACTCTTTGCTGTTTTTTCTATTTCTTTCTCTACATCAGCAAGTTTCTTCTTAATATCTCCAATTTCCCCCCTAATTTCTATGATAAGTTGACCCGCGACGACGATTTTAATCACCACCAAATCTATAAATTTTCCATCCTAATTGTAATAATTCAATATCTCGTTGCTTATCCTTCTCTCGCACGCCAGGCATATTATGCCAATAAGACCCATCGTATTCATATGCGATTTTCATATCAGGAATCGCAACATCAATGAAACAAACTTTTGATTTTGTGACCACAGGATATTCAAGAATCACACTATATTTATAAAATATTTTTTTAATTAAATTATACAACTTTAATTGTGATTTAGAAACTCGTTTATGATGACCAAGAATACGATTAGGATGTTTTTCTGGATGTAATTTATAAAATTCTTTTCGTTTTATTATATACTCATTTGTTCTTTTTTTCCCTCTATTTGCATTTCCTATTTTTATTTTTCTCTCTTCTGAACAAGGACCTATATGTCGCCCTTTATACTGTTCACTCCTTTTCTTTTTCCACTCTTCTGTTCTATGATAAATTCCAATTTTTCCTTTCATCGGACTTATTCGCCCTTTTGCTTTTTCAAACATTTTCTTTTTTGCGTCTTCAGAGTGATGTTTTCCAAGCATTCCTTTTCTTCCCGCAATAGATAATTTCTTTCTTGTTTCTTCTGACGGAATATATCCATTTTTAATCCGTAATAGTTGTGATTGTTTGTTTTTTTCCTTTGCTTTGTCAGAGTGATGTTTTCCTTTCATTCCAGATGATAATCCCATATGAGATTTTCTATTCTTTTCATTACACTCGTCTGTACGTATATATGTTCCAACCTTTACCATTGTTTTCTTTTTCGTTTATTCTCCATAATTTTTATTTTACTACTTTTTTCATTATTCCATGCAATTAAATTACTATAATCTTTTTTTGATAATGAACGTATATAATCTAACGTCCAACCCATCATTAATGCTATTTCAAATACGTTTTTTTCACGAATAGATATTTTGGGTTCCGACCAATAATCCGCATCTTCCGGGTCTAGACTTTTTTTTTATCATTATCATCGTCTCGCATATTTACTTTTCTAATAGCTTCAAGTAATTTTTTACCCTCCTCTCTTGAAATGCGTTTCATCAATTCAGGTGTTAATTCTGGCTCTACAACACATAATTGTTGAAATTTTAAAGTGCTCCATTCATCTGCTAACAAACTTCCTTCATACCATGAAAGTTCTTTTAGTTTGAATACTTGTTTAGTATCATCTTCAAGCACTATTGTAATTTCATCTCGTTTTAATGCCATGTTTTTACCAGCCTCCCCATTTTCCAATAGTTCCTATTCTGTCGTATGATTTTGCATTGCAAGTTGTTGGTATAACAGTGAAAGTGTCTTCGTTAATTCCTGTCATTGGGCTTGGTTGTGATGATGTTACAAGGTTACAACCACTGAATACAATGTATGTGCTTCTGCTTCCAACTGCTGTTGTTGTGCCGTCAATCTCGAGCATCATATTAAATGAACTTCCGAATTGGAAATAATCATATAATGTGTTTGTTGTATCATCTGCAGTATCCATTGTTAAGCTAACGGAATAATCCCTATTTAATGGTATTGGCAAGTCTATTTCTTGACTGCCATTTGTCACATGTCTGCCTTCAAGATTATTATTAATAGCGAATGTTCCAGCAGTTGTTGGATACGTAGTCCCTGATGGTATGTGTACTTTTACATCCTTCCATAATAATGGTCGTAATGTATCAGCTGTTACTGCTGCAGCCGCTCCGCTTGACCTAATAAGCTGTTGTGCAATGTAATTCACTTCACACGTTAATGGTTCGCCTTGCGCCCAACTCACATTTAAACTATTTATTGTTGCACCGTTTAATGTACGTATAAAATGTTTATTCGTTGTTGGACTCTTTTTGCTATCTTGAATTGTGAAGCTGATAAATGGTGCTTTTGTTCCACTTGTGAATGCATTCCCAGTGTCACTATTCGTTTCAGTTACGATGTGTGAACAATTTGGTCCTGATGTTGAAAAGAAACTGCCAAGTGCGAATCCAAGCATACGAAAGTCTTGCGGGTAATACGTTATTGTTCCATTATAATCATTTGTCGTATATACCGTTTGACTAATATTTCTTGTTCCTGCTCCTTCAGTACGTATTTGCATTGATGCTCGCAAGTCTTCTATTGTATGATTTTGTACGAGTCCTAACCATTGCAATACTGTGCCTGTTGGATTTGCGTATGTTCCACTTTCTGCGAACATCCCCACTTTGTTTTGGTCTCCTAAATATCGGGCGCTCATTTTTTTATCCTCCTATTACACTTTTATACTCTACCTCGAGTATTTTTGATTTTATTCCTGACTGTCCTTCTTCGTCAATATCAAAAGAATTACGTAATAAAAAATCGTGCAATTCATTATCATCACTTGAACTTGCTCCTCCATCAAACTGGTTCGAACGTAACCTATTATATACTTGCTGGAATAATTCATCTCGTTCTTTTACATTACGAGCCCAAATGCGCACTTCCATTGGCAAACTCATCCAGGTTAATTCACTGCGCATGCCAAGTCTTCGTTCGTCAGCAACATTAGCAGCTTTTACTGTGATTATTGGGTACTTGACAGGTCGTTCTGGGTAACTTGTCATTACGAACTTCTCGTTGCTTGCGCGCTTTGTTTGTATAGGGTCTGTAATGTTGGTCAACAGATTATTTCTTAGAAATATAACGGTGTCCGTGACGAACGTGTTTGTTGTTACCATGTTACCTCGCTTGGCATTCTTTTTTTATTGCTCGCTTGCAATAAAATATATTTATATTTTTTGTTGTTTATAAATTTATTTTTTTTGTTTAGTTAAACTACGTTTTTATTGCGTTTTGCACGTACTTTTCAATCTTCTTAGCATTCCGGTCTAGTGATACTCGAAAGTGCTGTCCTGGTTTCATCTTAGTAGTTCCATATTCTACATATACTGCATAATTAACATTTGTTCCTACTGTTGCGACCATGCTTTTTTGTAATTTTCCTTTAACGCTAGACATCAAATGACCAGTATCGTGCCTTCGAGGAAGTGGTCCTCGACGTCCTGCTATTGCCTCTTTTATCTCTCCTTCTAAAAAGAACGCACTCTGTTCTAACGCCTTATTTATGTTAGGAATAAGACTCTTCTCGTACTTGATAAGATTCTTATTTACCCTATCCGCGTTCTTTATTGTTATCTTCATTCTTCTGCAAGACTCCCAGTTGTCAACCTTCTAATATACAATTTCTTGTACACGTCAGTCTCTCCTAACTGCCAGGTCTTAACGCCGAGTTCTGTTGAAGCAAACCAGTTGTTCACATCGCCAGGACTTCCTATTCCAACCTTGAACAACCCACTAGTCTGCACAGTTCCGACAACGTACAAGACCTTATCATCATTTCGTAATTGTCCTTGCTGTACGAGAATCGAATCCTTAGTTCCTAAAGGCATTATTAACCCTGTAGTCCAAAAATCAGTACCACTCTGCGCTAGTACAAGGTCGTCATCATACTCCGTGCTATCCTCGAATGCGACAGTAGTAAAATATCTAAAACAACTATTAGTCCCATTCGCCAATACCCTGTTAATATCAGTTTGTAATTCAGTCGCAGATGCCATCTTCTTCAGTATCCTCAATAACTACATACCCATTATTGATATGTTCTAACGCGAGACCTGCATTAGTCGTGATGAATATCTTCCCAGTTTTCGGATGCTTGAGTGTTATCCCCATGCTTTATAATAACCCGTTATTGCCTTTCTTCCTATAGCCGAAAGTTTTTCTTCTGCCATCAATCGTAATTGTTCAGCAGTTGTTGCCGTGTTACTTGCTGCTCCTTTGCTCTCGCTAAAATCTCCAAGTGATATACTCGCAACGTCCGCACCTTGAATACTCATCGCACGAAGTAAAGCTCCAGTCATCAAATCAGATAATGCAGGTTGGTACACTTCAGCAATACTTACACTTCCTATCGTAACACCGCAATATTGTTGAGCATACTGTACTTGTTGGTGTGCCATCTGAATAAGAACTCCGCTTATAGCAGATGGAATATTATCAACCTGACTATACGAATAATCCGCAAGACTTCCTAAATTCCAAAGCGCCATTGTAACCTCATATATAATAGACTGTTAGTCCTAATCCGCTCGCTGCTGCTCCAACTCCACTCGCCACAATTCTTAATGTAGAATTTATCGTCCTCGGCATTACTGCTGCAGGACTTCCTGTAACGTTATTTACATCAACGCCGAACACTACAGGATACGCAGTTTGGTTAGCAACAGCATTCTTATAATACCATACTGTTTCTTCGACAGCACCACTTATATTAACAGACAGGCTTCCGTTTGCTGCATAATTTCCATTATGATAAATAATTTTATGTATTGTACCATTTAACGGATGGTCTGAGTAAACGCTTAACGTTCCAGAAGCATTAGCTGTTAAATTGGCTATGCTAAATGTATAATTTTTGATTCTGCTATCTCTTACCATATTGTGTTCACTCCTAAAGAGAAAATATTTCTTTTCCCTTTATCTTCCCATTTTTTTTTAGGGAACTGCTCTTCGGCAGGAAAAAAATTTAATAAAAAAAAATTTATGCGGGACCAACTGCAATATAACCATATACGGTAGATGCAGTGCCTATTATAGTACAACCACTTACGGTTTGAACACCACTAACTGTTGGTGTTCCTACAACAGCATTGCCACTAGCACCGAATGTTACAACGTATGGTATTGCAGTATAACTAATTCCTAAGTTTATATCTGCTGAGCTTCCTGCACCAGTTGTAACAAATCCTGATTGTATCCTATAACCATACGTGGCAGGACTTCCCATATTCGTACTTGTAATTTTCCCGTTAGCATCGCATATTCTTGCTCCTAAGACAGACCCTGTTGAAAAGATTTGAGCTCCAGATATAAGACTCTGTGAAACTACACTGCCAACAACCCAAACATTAGATATTTGGCTTCCTGGTTGTCCAATCTCTTCAAAACCGAGACCATCTACTGTTGATACAGTCATTTTTTAACCTCAACTCGTGGTAATTTTTGCAATTGCCGAAGTACGTAATGCTTTCACCGCGATTCGTTGCGTTACAGTTGCTGCTTGCATGTCAAGAGCTGGTAGCATAAAGTTTTCAACCATGAGCGGTCGTTTCTCTGCTATCATGTACGCGTATCGATTGTCGATAATGTACGATGTCGTTTTTGTCATTCCAGCATTTGTACTTACTCGAATTACGTTCAACCCGTAAATATTACCGAGAAATCCTCGAGTGAGCATTTCAGTATTTCCGACCTTGTTTGCTTCAACAAAAGTATCGATGTTTCTTAAATCATTTAATACTTCGTTTCCGACAATAAAGGTTGTTCCAGTATAATCTGCATCTTCAAGATACTGGATTCCTGTTGTAATATTTGATATTGTTATTGCTGCTCCGCCACTCACAGTATTAGCCGCAGTGTCAAGTGCCGTGATAACTAAAGAATTCTCATTCTCTGCGCACCTTTTACCTGCTGTCATAATATTGTGTTGTAGCAAATTCCATTTTGAGTCTTCCATCAGTTCTCGAGTGATTCGAATTCCTACTCCGTACTTGAGTGGTTTCAAATTTGTGCTGCTGTAAGATACTTGGTCGATTGGAATTTCTGCTCCTTCTGCAACGAGTCTGACATCCATGGTGTTCTCGTCAACAAGGTCGACGTCAACACTAGACCCTGGGATTTCTCCTGGACCGAAGAAGATTGCCGCTTCACTTCTTGGAATTAGATTCTTGTCAACTTCCATGATGAGTTGGTCGTAAATCTTTTTCACAATAAGTAGGCTTCCTTCAGTTCCTGTTGCAGTGGACAAAAGTTCTTGAATATATTTGTTTTGTGTCATCTTTTTTGTCCTCCTTATAGTATCTCTATCAACGCGTAGGTTTCTGAACCTGCATCGCTTAGTGCGCGTCCGATAGGGAAGTCTGATTGTGAACCTGTGCCGACAAAGTTTCGAACTGCGTTCACTCCTGCACAAATAACAGGGTAACCGTTCGTTACTGTACCATCACAAAGAAGGATGAATGTTCCTTTTGTTGCTACTGCTACTGGCGTATTACTTCCTGCGCTGTATAATGCAATACCATTAAATTGTGCTCCGCTAGCACCTGGTATGAATACAATATCAGTTGTTACAAAACTATTAGCTCCTGAACTAATACAATCTGTTGCTCCGCTAGCATATACTAATGCTCCACCGCTAATGTTTGTTCTAGCGTATCCTGATATGATACTAGGCGCGCCATTATCAAACAATTGTACGGCTCCGAGTGGATTTCCTATTCCTGCTGCCATTTTTTCACCTCACCAACCGCTTTGCACCAGTAGTATCATACTCTTGGTAATACGCAAATCCGCGGTCTGCTCGAACAATCACTGCACCATCTAGTTCGGTTGTTTGTTCTTGTTCGTTTTGTACTTTTCCTTTTGTTCCTTCTTCCGTCTTCTTGTTCATTTCTTCAACTTTCTTTGCTACTTCGTCCTGGACGGCTTTCTGGAATTTTTCTGTTTCCAATTTTTCTCTTTCTGCTTCTTTGAACTTTGCAAGCTCTGCTTCTTTTTCTGCGAGAGTCTTTTGCAATGTTTCATTGGTGGCTTCGAGAGTTTTTATTTTCTCTTCTTCCATTTTTTCATCCTCGCTATAATTTTTTTGGTTATCTTCTTCAGGAATTGTAGTTTCATCTTGTTCACCTTCTTCTGGTATGATTGGTTCTTCTTCTGATTGTTTTATCTTAAATGCTTCTTGTACTGCACTATCAAACCCCATAAATAATCCAGCATTAGGGTCTGCTGGCACACCAACCAATGATAATTCTAAAAATTCTATTCCTTTTGCTGTTATTACTTTTTCTCCGTTAAAGTCTTCTTCTATGAGGTCTTTTACTCGTGCTCCTATTGACACACTACTGACTAGTCCCTTTTTTATTTTTTGTTTCATAGATTCATCCATGATTCGTCCTTCAAAAGGTATTCTTTTGTTCGTTTCATCGAATGAAATATTGTTTGTGGTTCGCCCTACTATCGAGTCAACGCTATTGTCGTGGTCTTTGAGTATTGGCTTATTTCGCAATGTTGGCGCTCCAGTTCTTAGTTCTTCTGCAGTGTATCTTACGCCGTTTCGAGTGACTGTTTCGTTTATTGCCACTCCTCTAATGAGAAGGTCGTCGTCATTACTCGTTGTTAAGCTTTCAGATATGGGAACAGAATAATTTAGGTTCTTCCAACTTTTCACTTTTTCACCTCTGCTCGTTTGTATATAGATATTGACATTGTTTAAAATATATTTTTTGTTATTTATAAATTTTTTTATATAGTTTATATAAACTAGTTAAGTTCTAACCTGCCCAGTTGAACTCTTTTATAGTAATGCCGTTCGTATTGCAGTACGTATCCACGAGCGATTTGAGTTCTCCAAGCTTTACATAAGTGAATTCAACACCTTCAGCAAAAACTTTAATCTCTGTTGAATTGTTGACCTCAATGGTCTTCATGAGTGCTTCTTTACTAGCAAGTACGGGCATCATCGCACCAATTATCGTTCCGATGTCTGTTTGTGTCCAACTATCCTTTGATATTGTCATTGTTATGCTTTCCATTTTTCTATTCCTCCATCTATTTTGAATATTTTCTCACTATGAATTTAGCCCACTCTGCCTCATGACCACCAAGACCGAAAGCAGGACCAATATAGCCGAGTCCTGGCTTGCCAAGATAAGTAAACGAAGTCCCAGCAGCATCATTCAATGATATCAAGCCATCACCACCCACGAGCGGTCCTGGCCCGATGTCAATATCATACAGGATATCGTGTCTTCGTATCAATACCGTATAAGGCGGTGGGTTTTTTCCCTCACTTACAGTTCCGATAGCCGTGCTTGTCACCCCACCAGCACTGTATTCTGTGTTCCAATTAAAAGTCCAAACTCCAGTCGTCTGATTTCTCAAAACCTCAACCCACACGGCAGTCCGCCTTCCCGCAGCATACCTGACACTATGATAAATCTCCAAATAAACACCGTTATGAGCACATAAGACGACATCACAACTGAGCCAATGATAATTACCACTCACATTCCCGACAATCACACCATCAGGAGTATAAACGCAAATATTATTCGGACTTGCGCCAGCACTATTACTGTATGCTTTTCCACTGCCATCTTCTCTGATTGCCGCACTCCCGTTTATCTTAGTCCATCCCGCAGCGGTCAAATCCTGGTCGACTTCACTATCAAAGTAATCATCAAAAATAAGTCGTATTCCTGTCCAACTACGAATCTTAGACATCCTGATAGTACTCCACAAGATACGTCCAATCATTCGCTGTTGTCATATCAAGTGTGATTGCACTGTTGGCGGTGACTTGTTTGAGTCCTTTGCCAGGAAAGTGAATGTCTAATTGCCCGCCATAAGCAGGAAAATAAGACTTCTGAATAATATTACCATCACCACCAGTATCCTCAACCTTCATCGTACCATCTACGTTATCATTATTCACAATAAAAAGATGTTTTAAATAAGTATAACTTCCAGCTCCAGCAGCAGCTATGATTTCAGTATCAACTACAATGTTTGCTGTTGCCCATGGGTACGCTTTATTAAGATATCCTATACTCGTATTCGCAGTTCCAGATAATCCTACAGTCTGTACTGCAATACTACCAATCGTTGCAAGGTTTGTTTTTATTTCAACACTTCCAGTTACTAGTGCGAACACACTTCCTATTCCTATGCCGTAAATACTACCAACACCATAACTTATTGTACTTCCTGTTATTCTCCAAGGGTCGGTTGATTGATTAACACTACCAAGTACGAACTGATTTGTATAACTTCCAATAGTCGCAGGATTAGCAATAATCGCAGTACCTGAAATAAGAACATTCCCACTTACAACCCAAGGATTCGTAAATTGATAAACGCTGCCAACTCCATATGAAATAACACTTCCAGTAATACGCCAAGGGTCTGTTAACTGAGCAATACTGCCCAGCACATTCTGATTTGTATAACTACCAATAATCGCTGGTGTATCAACATAAACAGGACTTCCAACAACACTATCTGTCGCACTTGTCAAATCACGAATGTCAAGATTGTTCGCCGTAAATATCCAACTCCCCTGCTGTGTCACTCCAAGATAACCATTATGCCTTGTCCACAAAGCACCATTCTGGTCAACTCGTAATTCTACAGCATCATCCTCTGCGGGCGTCAAGCCTTCAAGTGTGTCATCCCTTTTTGCAAGAGCAAGTGTGCCTGTTGGAGTAATTCCTAATGCATCATCAACAGCGTATTGCACGTTTTGATTATTAACATTCATGCTGCCTAAAGTATTCCAAGGTGTTGTTCCTTGCCATACACTGCCAGGAAAATAAGCACCACTAACAGGAATTGCTCCTTCAGGAGTAATACGCATTTTGTACCCGCTTCCCGCTCCGTCAATAATTGTTTCTGCCATTATTTACAATATCGTATCATACATTTTATTGTTGTGCCTGTCATTGCTTTTATTGTGATGATGAGTTGTTCGTTCAACACTATTTTTTCGTGACTGTAATTGAATCCTTCTCCGAATTTGTCAATTGCTCGTATGCGTAGTGGTAAGAGTTGACTGTCATGAAAGTCAACATTTTCATAATAGATAATGTTCGGGTGCATTGCGCTTTGTATTATTATTTGTGCTTGTGTTGTTTCGAGGTATAAGCTTTCGAGGTGTCCGGTGATGTGTTCTGTTATGATTTGTGTCTGGTTTGTGTCTATGAGTTGTATTTCGTAATGTAGGTCAATAATGTTTTCTTTTTGTTTGTCTGGTTCTTCTGTTATTTGAATGTTAAGTTTTTCTTCTACCATTTTTATACCACCAAATTATTACCACTAATCGAATTCGCACCAATAATCAAATATGGCGTTATATTATTCTTAAAAATATTTCCCGTAATAACATTATAATCTGTTGAATTATCGCTAACAAATCCGGAACCGGCGTGCCCATAAATAAAATTGGAATTTATAATATTTATACTTCCGCCATTCAGATAAATACCATTTCTGGCATTTGAACCTATCTGGTTACCGATTATCGTATTCATGTGTGAGATTCCATTGATAAAAACACCGTCTCTCCGATTATCACATATTTGAGAATTAGACACAATATTATTATTTCCATTCGTTATAATACTAACCCCATCTTTATTTTCTCTAGAAACACAATTACTCATAACACTTCTATCTCCGTTTTCAAAATTAAACCCGTTACCACTATTGTGATACGACACACAATTTGATAATGTCACAAAATCGGTACTTCCTGTAGAATAATAAACTCCAAATCCGTTGCTTGTCATTTGTATTCCACTAATAGCAATACAGTTATTTATTGTAATTGCAGAAGCATTAGCAGTTATAATATTATCTGCAAAACTTTTATTTACTATACAATCATTTATTTTAATATACCGTGATTTATTGAATATTGTTATTCCATCCCCTTTAACATTTTCAACGTATAAATTTGATATTACGCCGTGTTGGACACTAGAAAATCCTACACCATGAAGATTGGTAAGACTTTGATTATCTCCATTTCCATCAATGCAGAGGTCAGAAATTTGTATGTTATTGCATGCTTCTGCTTTTATTGCATGAACGTTTGTTCCTCCACTTACAAATAATATGGTAGAACGACCAGCACCACGTAATGAAATATTATCGTGTGTTATCATTATGCTTCCTGTAATAAAATGCGTTCCTGCTGGTATGTACACCTCACCACCAGACGCCGGCAAAGAATTTATAGCAGACTGAATATCACCATTATAATCCCGAACATTCCGAATAGCACCAGTAGTCATTATGATGTAATATTATTAGCAAGCAACGTATTCGTGCCAACAACACTTGTTCCTCCAGTATTATTTCCTTCAACCATATTCCCTATAATAAGATTATAATCCCCACTTGTATCTTCTAATATTCCATAATTTTGAGTCTTAGTTCCCTGGTCATCAGTACACACATTCCCATTCAAAGAACACCTAGTAGAACCTATAAGTCTAATACCACTATACGTCGTGCCACCACTTCCAAAACCAGAATTAATAACCTGATTATTACTAATCGTTGTATAAGAACAAACAGCAGTAGTATTCCCAAGATAAATTCCTTCCTGACCACAATCATACAAACAATTACCGTTTATTTGATTATACAAAGCATTACCATTAATACTAATACCTCGTTGGCCTGAAGCATTAATCTGGTTGTTCGCAATAAGTATGCGTTGACAACCACCGCTCGATAATTGAATACCGTGACCTCCGGCACCCTGAATCTGATTATCAGAAACAACACCATCGGTGCAACCCGCAAGGCTTATACCTTCGGCAGTTCCGGCAACTGTCTTTATGATGTTTCCTACTATTGAGAAATTTGTCGCTGCAGCACTCACATTTATAGCATTAGCAACCGTTGTCTCTATGATGTTATTTGAAATATTAAAATTTGAAGTTGTTGCGCTGTTAATGTCAATTCCAATATTCACACCAGAAATAACATTTCCTTCCAGTACAAAATAGTCGGCGTCAATATTAATTCCCACACTTGCAACAGTCTTAATCATGTTGCCCTTGATTATCGTATAATCAGGTACGGGAACAGTACCACCATCAATTGCAGTAATTCCATGACCACTACAATTGAAAACGATATTGTCAGAAATCACTGTTCTTATTCCACCCTCTGTTCCAATACCATTCACGCACAGCGTAACGTAATTTCCTATAATCTGATTATCGTAAGTGTCATTTGTTGCGTCTTCGTCATAACAAGCAATTCCATTATCGCTCGTGCTTCCGCTTGTGCTGACGATGTTACCCATGACTTTACTACTGAATGTTTTTGAGAGTGTGATGATGTCATTATCTGTTGAACTTATACAATAATTATTAAAGAACATGAGATTGTTGCTTCCCGTTCCTCCTCTTAATAATGTCTTTCTCACGTCGTGAATGTAACAGTTTTCTACGGTGACGAACGAACTTGCGGTTATAATGTTTATTCCATTTCCGTCAGTATTAGATGCCATAGTCCCGTCAACTTGCAAATCACATATTTTCACGTTCGTCTTTCCAATTACACTGATGACATCTGTATTCGCACTTACTCCAAGTTTGAGAATGGTTGACCATCCTGCTCCTCTTAATATAACATTATCGTCAAGAGTGATTGATGCAGTTATCGTGTACGTTCCTTTTGCAAGAAACACCGTACCACCAGACGTAAGACTATCCACTGCCGCCTGCACACCAGCACCAGTCTGAGCATACGTCGTCCCATCAACCACAACAAAAGGAAGACTCACACCAGTAAACAAGCCACCCTGAATATCCACACTCAAATTCGGAGTCGTAAAATCAACATTAATATCGCTCATAACACACTCCGAGTCACATCATCCAAAACAGAAAAGCGACCACGAATAATCGTACTAATAGTAGCACCAGACTTCAACTGCACATCATACCAGTACACACCAGGAGTCCACGTCGTACTCAACGCGCTAAGAATAGGAATAGTCGTCATCCCACTAGCAGCGTACGTGTGAGAAGTCACAATCCAACTACCAATAGCAGTACCATCACCACTCACAGTAAAAGAAGGCTTCACAGTCATAAACACACTCCCATTCGTAATGTCATAACTCACACTACCATTTCTCGTGATAGTCATCGTGATACTCTTATCATCGCCACGGTACATGCTCAAGTCAGTATTAACCATCTTCTTTACCCTCTTGTACGAAACCCAAATGTTTCTTAATCCTTTCATAACAAATAGTCTTCGTTCTTCCTTTAGTCTCAACATAAAACATTGTTCTATATCCTTCAATTTCTTCAGTGCCACGCATTATTAACGTATGATAATTATTGTATTCTAAAATGGAATCTTGCATCATATCCATTAGTAGTTCAACATACTCATGCTCTGAAATAACAATACGTTCTAATTTTGCAATCATAATTCCTCTGGATTTTCAATATACTCAAAATGTTGACGTTCAACGTACACATCATTCTTATTACCATGACTCGTCCTAGGATGACTCCTCTCCGTTTTTGCCATCGTGTCAGGGTCAGAGTGGTCGTTAGCAATTCCTATCTGGTGAGTTATTCCAGGTTGTTCAACACTCGTTACTCCCTCAAACTCTCTATTTCCAATACGAACGACATCATCAGTATCAAGAGCGGTTATTCCACTATTACACTCGTGCACGTAATCTCCAGAGTAAAGAGCAAATATTATTTGTTCATTACACCTTGGACAATTTCTGGCAGTCATTTTTTCATCCACTCCGACACTTCATCTTGCTCCTTCTTCCTCTTGTCATTCACAAAATCTTCTGCGCAATGACCACAAAAGAATTGTCCTCGTATGCTAAGCACTGCACTCTCTGCTATCTTACACCTTGCGCATTCTGGTCTCGATTTCATAATACATTCAACTCCGTTATCGCACTAATAGTACACCTGCACATGACATGCTTTGGCGGTTTTACATTACTGTCAATATCGAATACCTTACCATTCAATTCTTCGCACACTGGGCATGTACGATTTGACAATGCTGATATCCAACTGTACTGTGTTATTCCTGACTTCTTGTACAGTGCTGCTGCTCCACCGTTCGCTGCTCGTATTGTTTCTGTTCTTGCAATAATGATTGGTCGTATCTTCTCGCTTATTATTCTCCTAATATTATTCTGGTCGTCAGTGATTATAAGACTGCCAGGGTTTACTTCCTTCTTTATCTGCTTTGCAATATCTCGCATGCTCCATCCTTCCTGGAATGATTCTCTCAATACTTGTTTCAAGCTTTGTATTTGCTCGGCTGATAACTTTCCCAATAGTACTTCTTGTTCTGTAACAGCCGCGAGTAAAGTGTACGGGTCGTTCTCTATATAATACAATATTTCGTCAGTGTACTTTTGGTAATTAAAACCTATCCACTCGGTGAGCGTGTACTCGCTTGCCTCCTCAACATGGTTTAAACTGTGAGAATAAAACTCTTCTTCATCACTCACAGGTTTTGGAGTGTTCTTGTTCTGCCCTGGTACTATCGGTTGTGGTCGTTCTTCCTCGCGCTCTCGTTCTAATTCTGCCTTCTTATCCTCTAATTCTTGCTTTCGCACTTCCATCTCTGCCTCGTGCGCGAGTTGTATCTTTTCAACATCATAACCGAGCTGTGCGGCAAGGTCCATCACTGCCTCATCTTGCAATCCTGACGTGAGCATAGGATTCGAGAGAATTCTTAATAACAGGTCAATACGCCTGTTCTTCTCATCATCTGACGGTCGTCCCCACTCAAACTCTACATGAACGTCCAAACCGTTAGTTAATAATAATGGCTTGAATATTTTTTGTTCTATAACCTTTTCTATCTCAGCTTGCTTGCTCGCAATGTTTCTTTGCCAAGCATCCATCTGGACGCCAGCAAGACCTTCTGGAATACTACCGCTTCCCATGAGCACTTCTGGAACTTGGAACGCGAAGAATAACATTTTAGCATCATGGTCTAGGATGAAACTGAATCGTTCTCCAATATTTCCGAAATTTAACGTTGAGAACTTAACGCCAGGTCCTACCGCCCATTCTTGCTTATTATTTAATGATTCTAACTCTTTCCCTAATGCTTCTACCGTACCATCTGGCGGTATGCTCGGAGGGTCTGTTGTCAAGTCGCCAACGGTTGCGATGATTGGAGTGTTCGCTTTTCTTTTCATTAATGAGTGTAATTCTTTTTGTGCGCACAAGAAATCGTTTATCAAGTCCATCGCCGGGTGAACTATTCCTTCGCCGTAAGCGTCATTTCCTATCCTGTTAATGCTCAAATGAGCGACTTCTTTCGTTTTAAACGGTGTTATCTTTCCAAGATTGACAATCCTATTCTCTGTATAACCGACGTACTGGTTGTACCCTTGTATCTCCCCATTGTCGTTTCGGTCTACGAACATGTATTTAGAATCTAATATTTTTACTTCTCCACCGCTCGTTATTTCTAAGAATGCGTTACCTTTCACTAATGCTTCTTTCACGTAAGAACGAAGTAGCATGTCAAAGTCGACATCCTGCATCCAATCCTCAATTATTTGTTGTGCCCGCTCGTCCTTGCTCTTGACGAAGAATCCTGATACTATAAAGTCAACGTACTTGTCAATGACTCCTGTGACGAAGCCGAACTTCTTGTATAATCCTTCGCACTCTGCAAAGTTGAACGGGTGTTCCACTCCTAATTCTTTTGGAAATAATACTTTTTTCTGGACGACTCCACCCTTGAACTTCTCGGTTGTTAGATTAAGAGGTATTGAGACTTGATAGTTTTCTCTACTAGTAACTGGTGTTACCAACTGTTTTTTGTTTCTGCTGAGGAATCCCATGAAGAGGAATTCTGTAAATATATTTTTTGTTATTTATAAATTTTATTATATAGTTTATATAAACTACAATATTTTATACAATTCAGCACTCTGCATGCGAGATGCTGGTCGCCAGTACCATGCTGCAAGTGCAAGCGCGTCACAATTGTGAACAAGAATGTTGTTTGCAAAGTACTCATTCGCATCTTCAATCTTAAGATTGTATACTCTTTCTAAGATGATGCCTTTGTGAATATTCTGCGTTTTTTCCTGATTCTTTAAGATGTCTTTTGTAGCATTCTTTTGAGCAATATTTCGAAGTTGTTCTTCTTGTTGAAAGATATGTTTTTTTGCAGATAGTACAAATATGTCTGTCTTTTCTGTATAATTTTTCTCGCATTTTTTCATAATGTTTTTTATGCCATTCTCTTCCAATGGATGATTTGTGCCATTCCTTTGCTTTTTCTCGTGCATACTTTTTAAGGTTCTTTGCAGATTCTTTTTTTCTTTCTGGATGATTTGCATGATTTGATTGGTGTATTGACCTTTGAATACATTCAAGATTGTCAATATTGTTGTGAAAGGTGTTTTCGTCTTTGTGGTGGATGACACATCCTTCTGGTATTTTTCCTCTATTGTCTTCCCAGATTTGACGGTGCAATGATTTTGGTGATTCCTTCCACTTGTCATGCTTCCAAAAGTATACTCGAAGCTGTCTTCTCTTTGATTGTGGATATCGGTGATATACCCTTCCATTATACGTGATTGTTTCTCGTTCCATATGTATGTTGTATCTGATGCATTCAAGTTTATAAATGTTACTATACCTTTTTTCGTTATAAACGGGTGGTCTGGTGTTCCAGTTAATCCCCACCTAGTTATTACCTTTCCAGTATGATATCCACAACTAACCACTTTTTTATATCCTTTCCGTGTCAAAACCATATCACCTGGACGAATGTCTTCTATATTGATTTGCCCTTTATTCGTCAATATTTTCGTTCCTGCTACAAAACAATAATCATCGTGACCTCTATTACTATGATGAATCTTCATTTCTCCACTACTACCAAATTCGTATCGTAAGTCCATAAGTTGAAACAATAATTTTTTGTGATTTGGCAAGTGCAACCCGCCAGGTTTCCCTTTTGCTCGTGTTTCCAATAATCGTCGTAAATTCTGATAAATATCCTGTTTTGTTCTGACGGTGAATGTCATGCCTTCTATTTTATAGCCTAATTGTTCTTTTAATACATCTGTCGGCCCACTGCCAAGTCCTGTTTGGTCAAGAAATATTTTGTCAAACTTGAACTTGTCATCCAATGCTTTAATGCGTCCTATCGCATCAGTAAGAAGTTTGTGTTGTGTCTCATGCACAAACTTGACATATAATTCATTTTGTAATTCTTCAATTACTATCATGACAGTACTATCCTGTCCTAATCGTGCAAAGTCAACTCCTAATGCTATCTTTTTTTGTATCACGATGTATTTTTAAATGCCTCCTGCATATACGACCAACAACTCGTTTATTATTTGCGTGCACTAATAAATAAGCACATGAAGAACAAATATATTTTTTGCACTTTACACAATAACAATTATGCATAATAGAAATCGACAATTTTCGACTGCATCTATCGCATGTGAATGTCATAATAAAAAACAGGGCAAGAATGCAGAAGTAGGTATGTGAGAGGTGATTAATACTGCATTCTTGCCCGTGTTCACAAGGGGGTACATTTTGTGATTATTACCACAGCAACATTTCTTGTATGAATCCAATCAGGAATGTTATAAACCAGAACACTCCCATTATCCATGCTGCAATGATTGCGGTTTTTATTGATATGCTTAATTGTTTGTATCCTATCTTTTTATCTTTCATGTTGTTCACCTTTTCATAATGTATTTACACAATCTTCGCAATTGTCCAACTCGCACTATGATATAACTGTCAGCGTATTTTGATTGTGTTTTTATTAAATGATTTTTTGCTACTCTTTTCACATATGTAACTTCATGCTTTTCTTTGCTTAAAAGCTTTTTGTCCATTTTCACTTTCGCGTGTCCTCTATTGCTTTCATTATTATCACTTTTAGCGCGTATACGATTCCAAGACTGAAGATTACTATGGTATAGTATACAACTCTATCAAATCCTGTTAGTTGTTCTTTTTTCATCTTTTTTTTCCTCCATATTAGCATATTCTTGTTGTTGCTGGTCTGCTGCTTGTGCAATTATACAAATAACAAGTACAATTTTGCACATCATATTTGCTACAATTTAAGTTTTTGCTGTCCAATGCGCAGTCTGGAAGGCATTGCATTGGGTTTGAGTAGTTGATATAATTGATTGTGACTGTTTTGTTGCCGTGTTGTTCTTGCAGTGTGCATTGACATCCTGTTAGTATTATTAGTGTGATAATGCTTGTTATTATTATGATGTGTTGCGGATTCATTTTTCGTCGTCTTTGAATAAGTGCGAGAATTTTTGTTGTTCCATATCTACGTGTGCTTGAGCACTTTCGACGATGATGCTTTTGAGTTTCTTCCAATCATTTTAAGAAAGTTCCTCCTCAGAAATGTTGAAGAATATTTTTATCCATCCAATAGTTCCGAAAATGTCTGCGCAATGGTCACAATTGTGACTATTTTTACATAGTTCAGTTCTTAAGTGTCGTATCCATTTGATTGCTTCAGCACGCAAATCCTCTACCAAAACGACAGGGAGTTCTGCAACATCTCGCTTCTCAGAATATTTTATTCTCCACAATGTTCCGGTGATTTCATCTTTCTTCAAGTTTTCAAGTGTTTTTAGTTCTGTCATTGTAATTCCACCTCCATTTCCAACCACTTCTTAAACAACTCGTCAGTATCTCCTCTTATCGAGTTTTGTGCGCTTCTCTTTATGATTTCGTGAACGAGCAAGAATGCTCTAACCTTCATTGTGTATCCACCATATCCATTATTTTCTCACATAGTTCGACACCAATTTTTACAGCGACTTCTTCGGAAATGGAATCATTCCAATACAATTTATCACCATTCAGCTTTTTGAGAACACCTTCTTCGGAAAGATTTAATAGTGCTCTCAATATTATTCCCTCTTCTTCAGATATTTCGTGTAGTGAAAATGTTCGTCTTTCTGTTTTTATATTTGTTCTCATTATTTTTCCTCCTCGAATATGCTCATTATCTTCTCAAGTACCATCGTATCATTGCTGTCTAAGCAGACTGTCAGGTTGTCTTTGGTCGCACACTGACTGTCAACAATGCACGTGTGATTTGTTGGTGTTGTTGGAACGCAAGCAGACAGTAAGATTGCCAAAGCCAAGATGATGAGCATAATTCTCATTCTTTCCTCCTTAGCTTATCCATAGCAATGCCCACGTGTTTTGGACAGCCATACAATGCAATATTCGCATTTTCAATCCTGAAAAAGTATGCCTTTTGTAAAGCATCAGTCTCCTTATCGCAATCTTCACAACTCATTATTTCACCTTCACGTAAACCCCACGAGAGGCCCTAGGGTCGTAGTCGTCGAGGGCAACGAGGTCGAAGTAGTAGTCGCCGTAGCCGCGGACCACAGGGCGCCACTCAGCTTTATTCCAACTATAATTCTTTATCCAAAACCAAAAGTCCAACTTTGAAGTTCCCGCTTTTTCTTGAATGAAAGCGAGAGTGGACAAGGTAATCATCCGATAACCTTCGGGTATCATTTTTATTGCTTCATCATAACTTAAGTCTTCTTCAGTTATCTTCAAGTCCAATCCATCAAGTTTAATCGTTTTCATCATAGTCCTCCAAAAGCATCTCTTACCCTATCTTGAACGCCTTCAGCATACCCATCATTATACCCGTTCTTATACTCGGGATGATGGATGTTACCACTGGGAAATCCGCTACTCTTCTTTTTCTCCTTTGCTTCATGTAATTTTATGAGTTGTTTGCAGCACCACCTATCACCCATACAATCATAACCAAGACTATGGCATATATCACAGTGTTCACCCATATCTCCCAAGTATCCGAATGGAAGACCGCCAGATTTCTTTTCTTTCTTCCAGACGAAGCGGCCATTGAGGTCGATGCTGTTGTAGCCGCTGAGGCCGTGATAGTAGTCGTGGCCCGCAAACGGGACACGCCCGCCCATCTCATAAAACTTTTTCAAATCCTTAAACTCTTCAACAGTTCCTTGCCGGAATTCTCCTTCAAAAGACACGGTAGAGCTATCACACCAAACGTTAGGAATAATCTTACTTTTCCTCAAAGTCCACACTTCTTTCAAGCTCAAAGGCAGACAATTATACTTCCGAAAACCTTTATCAAAAGCTTCTTGCAACGTATCACCTTCAATAATATCGTACTCAATCATCTTTTTCCCTCCTCCTAAGATATTTCTCAATTAATTTCTTTTCTTTGTGTACTTCCCATTTCTTCAATAATAGAGGATAGGCGTATCTATACATTATAGCCACCGTTCCTGCTATGAGAAAATAAAATAAAAAAATTCTGGCAATCATCGTTCACCACCAACCATCATAAGCAAGTTCGAACTTTCTCCAGCCACAACAGTAGGAAGGTGACCATCCCATTTCTCAATCCATCTCTGCTGCAACGTTTCTTGTGTTATCTCCGTTTTTTGTATGCGCAAGCTTTCAGCTTCTGCTTTTGCCATTTCAATATTTTGTTGCGCTTCAGTCTTTACTCTATCTAAATCCCTTTCTGCTTTAAGTGCCATTTGTTCTGCTACTTGTTTTTGCTCTATTGCTTTATTGAACTCGTCGCTGAAATCGAAGTTTGTTATTGCGACCTCCATAACCTCTATTCCTTTGTTGGAGAGTTTTGATATGATGTAATCCGTTATCAATCCCTTCACTTCTTCTCGTCTTGTGATGATTTCTTCGGCATTGTATTTTGCTGTCTGACTTTTCACTGCTTCTTGTATGATTGGTCGTATGATTATTTCTTCATAATTCTGACCGATGTTTTTGTATGTCTCTATTGCTTTGTCGTTCAGCAGACGAAAATTCAACGTTATCTCTGTGTTCACTATCTGTAAATCTTTGCTTGCTGAACTTGCCACGTACTCAAATTTTTGTGTTCGTGTACTGAAGCTTTTCGTGCTTGTAAATGCTCCTGTCCAGTACATTCCGGGAGATAACAGTTTGTCGCTGACGACTCCGAACTTGTCCATTACTCCTACGTGTCCTGCTGGAACTGAGTCTATGCTTACTATTAACCAAAACAGTACCAAAATAAAAACAATTATTGCCGATACTCCAAATAAACTTCCCTTCTTATTCAAACTTCTTTTCTCGTTCATTGTGTTTCCTCCTTCTTTTGTAATGTTTGCAAGTGTCCTGTTATCTTTGCAGCAGCAATCTTATGCCACTCATCAGGCAAAGTCTTCCCATGCTTCTTATACTCAGCAAGAATACGCTCAGCAACCCAAAGCCAATCACTATCTACTCTTTTAAACGTCTTGCTCGTCATAAAATCGTAGGTAGCCTTGTTTATACTTCTTGAATAATACACAATCTTTTGTGAGTATTCCTTTTGACTAAATATTACAACAGCACTCGCAAATGGTGCAGTGCTTTTTGAATTTCCAAATTTAATTCTTCCACGAACAAATCTTACTTGAGACGCAAAAGGAAATATATATTCGTGCCAATAACTCCTATCTGTTGA